GTCTGTATCTGTACTATCAAAAGTCGTTGTTATAGTGCTATAATTAAAAAAGAATATATCTTTAATCCCACCGACAACGTCTTTACATGGTACCTTTCTTCCTGCTGTAAGTAAACAAGCCATTGATTTTTAGTTTATTAGGCGGCAGTCTCAGCCACCAGTTATTAATTAACCAGTAGCTGTTATACCTCCACTATTTAGTGCGTTACCAAAAACAAAGTAAGATGTTCCGTCGCTCCAAATGTCGACAAAGTCTCCTGTATTGTCCGCAGTATGTACAAAATTAAGTTGGTCCGCAGCGTCTACATCTACTACAGCACCTGCTACAATTAGAGAGCCTTCCATTACGTCAGCTGTTCCTCCTGCTATTATAGTATTAGCTGAAGTTAAACCTCCGCTTGTTACAAATCTTATTTTAAAACCTGCGGTTGGTGCTGGAAGTGTTACTGTTCCGCCTGTACCTGAGACAAGAATAGTCTTGCCTGAGTCTGCCATGCCTAGAGTACCCCCTACGCTAATCGCTTCCGTAACGTCTTTGATTCTCTCAACATCGTTACTAAAATTTACTGTTGTTCCCATATCTTTTTATCTATTAATATTATGAATATAAAACCACATCTGAACCAATTCCATGTTGGATTCCTGCCGCATATCTAAGAATTACTCTTACATTGTTGCTTCCGTCAATGTCGGTCATATCTATCAACTTCGCCTCTGAAGTGTCGCTTAGAAGCGAACAGCCAAAAAATAAGTTTGATTTTTGAGCTGCTACAGCTGTATCATTTGCTAATCCCGGTGCATGAGCTATCTTAACTCCTGAGAAGCTT